TTGCCCCAAAGCTCTGACAGGTCCGCTGCCATACCTTGTATTTCTTTTCCCGCGGCGATGCCTGCTTGTATGCCTGCATACGCTGCTTGCGCTGCCGCCAAGAGTGTTAAGGGGTCCATCAATTAACCTCACCGGCAACCCCAACGCCTACGCGCTGCTTTGCCACGCGCACTGCTCCATTTTTTAGAGCGGGCGCAAAATGATTTATGTCGTGGGTTGTTGCGGTCTTTGGTTGGCGCTTTCAGCTTGCTGCCGGTAGCGTTATTGTATTTCTTGCGGCCTTTTGCGGTCAAACCGCCGCCGCGTTTTACGGACTGCTTTTCACCACGACCAACGGAAAGATTGGGGCCACTCATTACTTTCTCCCACGACGCTTGTTTCGTTTTGCAGTGCGTGCAGATTTGCGGAAAGCATCGTTTGTGGGTGCGCCGGATGATCCCGGCGAACGCATCTTTTCGCCCGATCCTTTGCGGATGCGGTCACGTTTGGCATTGATGTTAGCGTAAAGACCGGGTTTTGCCATGCTTCACCTTTACAGATTTTTTGACTTTACGGCGTATTAAATCCGTTTTTAACATTTGTAAAATTAAACACAGACGACCCCACTAGCGTTCCAATTAAATGGCAAGGTTACGCTGTTAGTTACCCCAATAACTTGCGCGGTAAATCCCGTTGTGGACACTCCTGAAACCACTACACTAACACCACCAAGGCCAGAAACATCTTTTAAAGTTGCTGTTACAACTGGAGCGGCGACAAAAGGCACGGGAAAAGTTACGCCAACTGACCCTGTATATAAAGACCCATACCCAGTCGATGTTGCAGCAGAACTAGAACCAAATTGACGATGTTCGTCTACGATGGTTGTGGCGCTGGCATTTGTGTAGGGGTTGTTCAACCTGCGGTATAAATTGCCGGTTATTCGGCCATACGTGTTGCTAGAACCTATAGCAATTCCATTTACACCTGTAAGACCAGATGAAGCATCAAAAACATTTGACGTAATAAGTGCGTTATCAGCTCCATCTAAAGCTATATGAACGCAATTATTTTTAACCGTGTAAAAAGTATTTCCTGATATGTTAAAAGTTGTATAACCAGCATTAGATGAATAAACATTATATGTATCATTACCTATATTATTGCTATGGATGAACACTCCTCCGAATGTTCCTGTATACCCTCCAGCCCTTGCTAAATAAATGCCAGCATACGCCATGTTTTCAATAGAATTTGCTACAATATATAAATCTGCTGCCGCTGTGTTATAACTAATGAGGCCAAGAATACCGCTTTGACCACCAAGGAATTTATTATTGTTAATACGGAGACCTCCGCCCGATTTCCACACAAGCCCGTTTCTATTTCCAGATGTGCGCGCAGTGTTAAATACACACCCGTAAATAGTTGCATCGCCAGCATCAGGATTTGCAAGGTCTTCACTTGTAAAACCTGCGTCTGAGTAATTTATAAAATGACAATTTGAAACACTATATTGAATAGAATTTTGCATAAGAAGACCAGCAAAATAATTTTGGTAAAAAAGAACATTATTGACGTAAGCGTAAGTAGTGACATTGGCAGTGTTGCTACATTTAATAGTTAACAATGTGCCAGATGTCATAACATTTAGAGGTTGCATTTGGAAATTTTGAAACACTGGGCCAACGTAATTCGCCGGGCTGCTGCAAACAATAACGTCACCTGTTGTTTGTGAAGGGTACAAAATTGTTTGTTGAGGACCGTCTCCTATAATACCTCCTGTTGCCATTGTAATGGATGTAAATTTATACGACCCAGCAGGATAGTAAACAGTTTTACCAGTATTATGGGCAGCTTGCATGGCAGCAGTATCGTTTGTAGTACCGTCTCCAACAGCACCAAAATCTTTTACGCTAATGTAGTCACCAAACAAATTTGCTATTGTTCTGGCTGTGGTTGTTCCGGTGGGGGTAACCGGCGCGTTTAGGTTTGTTCCATCAAAAGTTAAATTTGAAGAAGCGGCTAAACCACCTGAACCATTGTTGTATTGGATGTAGCCAGAAAGCCCCGCAACCGTCGACGCAGATGAAAATGGCGTCCATGTGTTTGGATCAGTAGAAGGTATTATATTGACGTTAGCGACATTGGCGATGTAAGCGTTACCGGCATATTCGGCAATATCGAGCGGCGCGTAGCTGGTGTATTGCGACCATGCGCCCGTTTGAAACAAAGCCGAATTGACCATCGTGTCCAGAACATTATTCAAGATTGGCCCGGTGATGGCCCCGGTTCCATTCAATTTGATCTGTGAATTGATCGTTCCGAGAAGCTGTTGACGGGTGTCAATGGTCATTGGTTACGCCCCTGTTTGTCTGCTTTGGCATCCAGCTTATCAAAAATTCGCTCAACAATAGTTTCAATGCGTTTCATCGTTTCGGCGTATTCCTCCCGGCGAATGTAGCTCGTCGGAAGGTCGATTTCAATTTGATGAACGTCTTCACGTAATTCTCTGACGCTTTCATAAAGTTGACGTGCAAACCAACCGAGAGTGGCTAAAAAAGCGCCCCCTCCTATATTAATTAGTTCTTGCACGCCTAACATTATTAAGCCGCCATTTCTGATTCTGCGGGAACTTCAGCAGGTGCAGCTGGCGCTACGGGAAGCTGACTTTGTGCATTGTTTTTAATTTTAGCAATCAATTCCGCCACTTCTGCAAACGGACGTAATGCCAAGGCTTGAAGAATGTAGTTCACTTCTTCGACAGTGTGTTTGAGTAGGATTTCCATTGTAAGCTCCTTAAACCACCGTTTGGTACGGCATAAAAAACATATCCTAACAGCAGTTTATTTTGAAGCGGTTTTGTCACCAAAGAAGCGATTTAAAACCGTATTTTTCATTTGAACCAAGTGTATGTGTTTGACACTATTTTGACTCCAGTGTGGCAAGACGAGTTTCAAATGCGTCATTCTTGGCGGATAGTTCTTTGATAGCGGCAACGAGAAGCGGGATGACATCCGTATATTGAACGCCAAGTTTGTCTGGGTCGCTTGCGTCAACTGCTTCTGGCAGTACAGATTGAACATCCTGTGCGATTAAAAATGCGCGGCTTTTGCCAACTTCATCGGTCTTGAACCGCCCAGTGACAGCGCGAAGCAATGACACTTTTGCTGCGGCATTTTCAATAGGAACAAGGTCGGTTTTTACCCGTTCATCCGATGAAGCAGTCCACGCATTATTGCCGTAACTTACATACAAACCAAGGGAAGCATCGTTAAATACAACAAAACTTCCATTTGCATCTGGTCCAGTTGACCATTTTCTGGTTGATTGACCTGTGTTTACAAGTGATACAACGCCAACAGCAACGCCAGAAGACCCGCTGATGCCAACCTTTGTTGTAGCTATCGGCAAAGATGTCGTCCCCACCAGCAAATTGCCGCTGGTGTCGATACGCATTTGTTCTGCGTTATTAGTTCCAAGACTTAGCGCATGGTTACTTGTAACCCACAACGCGCCAGCGGTGATGGATGTTGAATTGAACAGCTTAGTTGTCTGAGTCCCATTTGTAGTAATAATTCCTTCGTTGTTACCGCTTGTGACTGCCAACTTTGATCCGGGGCTGCTTGTTCCAATCCCCACATTCTGCGATGCGTCGATATACAACCCAGTTGTCCCGCCCGTTTGCAAGGACAAAGTAGTGCCGCTGTTATGGATAGGTGACGTTAAGCTCGTGGAAGCAGTAAGGCTTGTTACAGTTGGTGTTGCCGAATACGCAGGGGCGACGCCGACACCACCGGATACAAGAACAGACCCTGTGGCAACGTCGGCCAACTTAGAAAGCGCAGTGGTGGTTGAAGCATAAAGGATGTCACCTACTGCATAAGATGATTGTCCTGTACCACCATTTGCGGCAACAAGCGTACCAGCCAACGTCACCGCGCCCGTGGTTGCGGTGCTTGGCGTCAACCCGGTCGTACCGGCGGAGAACGATGCAACTGTATTGGCGGTCGTCGCCAACGTGCCGGACGTTGGTAAAGTGACGTTGGTCAGCGCCGTTGTCGTTAACGTCAGTCCAAATGCGCCGGACGTGGTAAATGCGCCCGCCAGCGAAACCGCATTGCCGCCGATCTTACCTACTGTCGTTGCCAAAGAACCCGCCGTGTTCGTCACGTCGCCTGTCAGCGCTGGGAAAGCGCCAGTAGGCAAGGTTGACGCAGCGGCGGCTGTACCGGCTGCGCCTGTGCCAACGTAAATTTGCGATGACGTTGCAGACGGAATAGCCGTGTTAATATTAGCAGTTGTCGCCAATGTGCCGGACGTTGGTAGCGTCACACCTGTTGTGCCAGTGACGGTCAACGTCGTTGCAAACGCGCCGCTAATCGTCAGTGTGCTGGCGACATTGTTCGCTATGCCGGTGCCCCCACGGTTAGGTGCGACCGCCACGCCGTTCCATGTCGCGCTGGTGATTGATCCCGTCCAATCCAGCGTGTTGGTTGACCAACTGACATTTGAAGGCGCTTGTGCGTGCGTATCCCAAGTTCCCGCCGCTGGCGAATTGACCAGCAACGTGAAATCTACGAAGCTCCCGGATTGCAATGTTGCAAGGGTTGTTCCGGTGCTGCCTTGCACAACAATGGTGCCGCTTGTCTGGTTGTTGTTAAACGAGAAAATCGCTCCTGCGGGCAACGTCGTTGCGTCCGGGAGTCTGTAAGTTTGTCCACCGGAACCAGTGACAACATATGTCGGCGTAGACGCAGCAGTTAATGTTGTCGTTCCGCCCGCCGCTGCAACACTAGTAAAACCTTCAAAGAGCGAGTTTGCCGTCACGTTGGAATTTGAGTCACGCAAGACAACGCTGCTGGCACCAGTCGATGCCGTGACGCCCGTTCCACCATTGGCGACCGCCAACGTACCCGCCACTGTTATAGCGCCGGTTGTTGGTGAAGACGGTGTTAGTCCTGTGGTTCCAAACGTAATGGACGAGACGCCCGCCGAGGATGGTATGGTGGAAGACCACGAAGGTGCGCCGCTCGTCGTAGCAACAAGCACTTGCCCCGTGGTTCCGGCACCGGTGATGCCCATTGCTGTTGTAGACGCACCATAGACAACACCATATTGCGTCAGTGCAGACGCTTGCCCGGTGCCGCCATTTGCGACGGGGAGCGTGCCGGTTACGCCGGTCGAGAGTGGCAGACCGGTGACGTTCGTAAGCGTACCGGACGACGGCGTTCCAAGAGCGCCGCCGTTTACAACAACAGCTCCGCCAGAACCGACAGCAATACCAAGCGCCGTTGCAACCCCTGTACCCAAACCGGACACGCCAGTCGAGATTGGAAGCCCAGTAGCGTTTGTAAGTGTTACTGAAGTCGGTGTTCCAAGGATGGGGGTAACAAGCGTCGGCGATGTCGCCAACACAACATTACCCGTTCCGGTGGTGGCAAGATTACCGAGCGAGCCGCTGTTGTTGTAGAGAATGTACCCAGATGTCCCGCTAATGATAGCGGTGCTGCCAACGGTAATGGAGGCCGCAGTCGCGGATACCGAGGCCCATGTTCCATCGCCGCGCCAATAAGTAGCGCTGTTGGCGTTTGTACCACTATTCAAATTGTTGACGGAGAGATTGCCGGTCACGCCGGTCGAGAGCGGCAGACCGGTGGCGTTGGTCAACACGCCCTGCGTCGGTGTTCCAAGCGAACCGCTATATGTAACAAAGCCGCCAGTCGCGTTAATTGCATTACCGAGAGCTGTAAGAACGCCGGTGCCCGCTCCGGTCAAACCGGTTGAGATTGGCAATCCCGTCACATTCGACATGACACCGGAAACAGGTATGCCAAGAGCTGGTGACACAAGCGTTGGGAAGCTGGAAAGAACAACAGAACCAGATCCGGTCGAGGATGTTACGCCCGTTCCGCCATTTGCAACCGCAAGCGTTCCACTGAGTGTTACTGCGCCAGTCGTTGCGGTATTTGGTGTGAGGCCAGTCGTCCCAGCACTGAAAGACGAAACGCCGGGGAAGGTTGTCCATACAAAGGCAGAGCCGTTCCATTGCAAATAAGTGCTGGTGACAGTTGGTGCCGTTAGAAACGAGGTTGCACCGGAGCCGGTCTGGTAGACAATTCGATTTGCCGCACCAGCTGCAATGTTGGTCGCCGTGCCGACACTTAACGTGCTGGCGGCAAGATTACCAAGAGTGCCAGCGTTGTTATAAAGCAGATAGCCGGTTGTGCCGGAATTGACCGCCGTTGTGCCTACGGTAACGAGTGCGCCACCCGACGGACCGGCTGGGCCTTGCGGACCTGTCGCGCCAATAGACGCAAAGATTTGCCAATAGGTAGCATTAGGCGGCACTTGGTTGGTGTTGGTTGTAAGGGCGTAGTAGGTCGAACCAGCATATTGCACGACATCGAGTGGCGAATAGGTAACAGCTGCCGACCACGTACCAGCATTAAACAAAGACGACAAAACCATGCTGTCAAGAATGTTATTCAAGACAGGTCCGGTAATAGCGCCTTGCCCATTTGCAATGATTTGCGTGTTAATTTGGGCAAGTAATTGGTCGCGTGTTTCTGAAGCCGACATTGTAGGAGCCTTATGCGTCGGAGAAAATTACGTTGTATATTGGCAGAAATAGGAGTCGTTTGTTGAAGCGCCGTAAACTGAAACTTGATCGGTGTTGACCACACTGCTGTCTTGTTGCAACCATTGACCGGGCGCTAGTTTGAACCCACTGGAAGCTGATGGAACGGCAGCGCCAAAATTATCGTTTGGATCGTTCAGTAGCAAAATATACGGGGCAATGTCATAGCCGGAGCCGGGATTGTCGATTACGATAGATGAGACAGCGCCGCTAGTTAGAACGCAATGTGCCGTCGCATAGTTCGATGGTGCCAATTGGTTTGGATAACCAAGGCCGAGATCACGACCGTTCAACGGATTGCCTCCACCCAAGAAATGCACGCTAGGTGGGTAGGTGTACCCAAAACCGGCATTTGTGATGGTGAAGCTGGAAACAGCGCCGTTGCTAAGAGTTGCGGTTGCGCGAGCGCCACCAAATTCAAAATACAGTGTGTTGGTAGCTGACGTATTTTGAATCAGCAATGAAGAACGCGGTGCCGCACGGGGAAGGATTAGCTGCGCCGTTCCGCCAGAAGCTATCTTTCCGTCCGCCCGATAGACCGGGGTAAGAACCTGCTGTTCCGTAAAACCTACAATGCGTGCCATCTCAAACTCCCGTTAATTTCAACCAAGCGCCAGTTGTGGCCCCATAGGGTACGATAATAGTCGAATTGTTGTCAGGGGCAACCGAAGCATAATTCCAATAGAAAACGCCTTGACCCCCATCCGCTGGGACATTTATTCCCTGTAGAATAGCCGTCATACCGGTTTGTCCGGTGATGCTGCGCAATACACCAACATTGTAAGCAGAGATCACATAGGCATTCAGCTGCCCTGCGGCTATGACGCCTACACCGTCTGCGGAAATGGTTGGTATAACGCTCATGTTCTTACCTTAGCATCAGTAGCCGCTGTAAACGTCACCGTATTGTCTATTGGTGTAAACGCTTGAATGTTCATTATGCACCCACTTTCAATTCAGAAGAATTTAATTTTGCTTCAACATCACACATAATTTTCCTCTAACTTAAAACGTGCCATACACCACCGTCAAACACCAAAGAAGTACCGACTCCCGCCGCCAATGCTTTAGTTGTTGCTATGTTGCCGCCGGTAACAAAAGACATTCCACCTTGGCTTACGATGATAATAGTTCTTCCTGTCCACCCACCATTAATAGTTTGCACGTTTGTAGTTCCTGTTAAATAAACATAATCACCAATATTTAATACGTTAATTGTTGTTGCAGAAGCGACGGTTGAAGATGTATCACCGGCGTTATTATTTATAACGGTAAATGTTGCTGGAGGTTGATGCAAAGATAAAGGGTAAGGCAATATGTTATTAGTAATAACTAAACTAGATACTTGAGCAGCAGACGTATCAATAGTTGTTGCTGTGCTATCTTCAAATGCAACGTTAATCACTGTTAACTGCACGCCGGTAACACTGCATGAAATTGCTGAAGTTGTGTAAGTGAAAAATTGACCGTTATCTAATTTAACAATAGAACCTGCATAATCTATAACAATACATTTTGTTTTAGACCCCCATATTAAAAAACCAGTAATTTGAATATTACTTGTGGTTTGAGATGCGGTGGGAATAATCATATCGTATATCTTAGAGTTAGATAACCAATCAACGATATTCATGCCAATAGGATCGGTTGCTTCTGAATAAATACCATAATTATTACCGTCAAAACTTAACCCAACAATAGAACCATAAGCACCGATTGTGGAATTAATAGTTCCTTGAAAAAACCTAATACCTACGTTTAAATTACCGCAATAGATACGTTCCATATGAACGGCATCAGAACGACCTATTGCAAAACCTTGAGAGTTTGCCTGAGCATAAAGTGCTAACGGATCTAGATAATAGCAGAAATAATAGTAGCTAAAGCTAATGTTTTTAAATATGTCGGTACCACCACAACCGTCCGTTTCAATACCCCGATAAATAGGGAAACCAACTAAATCATAAAATTGAAAGTCTAAATGCCCTACAAGCGCATTAATAATGCGGTAGCTGTTTACAAACTGACAGTTGGACCATACTACGTTTACATAAACTTCGGTCGTTCCCCCAGCAGGATTTGGGGAAAATGTTGGCGGGTAAACAATCGGAGTACTTAATGTTCTTAATTGATTTGGGTAATAAAAAGTTAACCCTTCAAAGGAATTACCGCTATAATAAAGAAATGGCGAGCCAGTTGTGCTGGTAACATTAATTATAGAACCGCCGCCAAGAGTTACTTGACCGCCGCCTACAGAAACACTTGGCCTAATTGTTGCATTATCGGAATAGCCAATTATTTTAACGCCATATGGCATTGTTACCGAACCAGCAATAAGATATGTTCCCGGTGGAACCGTTACTACGTTGCTTGCATTTACGGCATTTTGAAAAGCAGCAGTACTATCTGAAGTTCCAGTACTATCTGCACCAAAATCTTTTACGCTAATGTAATCACCAAACAGATTTGCTATTGTTCTGGCTGTGGTTGTTCCGGTGGCGGTGGCCGTAGTGTTGCTGACATCGCCACCAATGGTGGAAGAAACGGTCGTCCGTAACCACGCCCCGTAAATTACGCCGTATGGCCGGATCACGCTGTAGTTATTGTCCGTTGCCGTCGATGCGTAATCCCAATAAAAATTGCCTTGCCCACCATCATTCGGTGTGTTGGTGCCTTGCAAGAACACCGACATACCGGTTTGACCGACAACCGTGCGTAACACCCCTACATTGTAGCAGCTGATCTCGTACGCGTTCAGCTGACCAGCCGAAATGACACCTACGCCGTCTGCCGATACTGTTGGGATGACGCTCACTGTTGCCTCCGGCGGATTTCAAGGTAGGCTACGGGAATTACTGTAAAAAGGCAATAAGCGATCAAAACATATAACGCCGCAGGGGTCTGCGACGTTGTGGCCATGACCGACAAAACAAAAGCCCCGATTAAGGACAAAAGAAGCAAAGAACGTGCCGAAAGTGCGTAGCCGAGGCCAGCGAAAGCCGCGACAACAACATCAAGCGTCGAAGACTGCGGGGGTGTCGGGGTCGTCTGCGGAGCCAAGGGCTGCGGCATAACTTCCATTTGTGGCTTTCTTTTTTGACTTACTTCCTCGATTTGAAGCCGCCGTACCGTTGAACTCTCGCTTGATTCCATCGAACCGTGACTCCTCTTTCTGCGGTGGCCGTAAGTCTTTACGGGTCTTTGCCCAATCAACGACCGCCTCAAACGCTTTCACCTGTTCGGTCAAAGTCGTTGCGACGGTTGCTTTCTCGCCCGATAAGTTATCACCTATCTCGGCTTTTTCCAAGAGTAATGCGGCTGCACGGTCAAGCGTATCGAGTAAATCAGGCTTGTTGCTCATTCTGCTGCTCCCGTTGGGGTTGCATGTATGCTTTCGGCGGCGTGGAGACCGGAGGAGACGCCGCCGTAGCCTGTGTCCGAGCCGCACCGCCTTGCATGGAAGGAACTTTTTCCATCAATGCTTCATACGCGGTTCTTGTTGTAGGGGCAACCATTTGCGGCATTGCAACAGTAGGCTCCAAAGGTGACATTTGGAACGGCTTTTGCTTTTCTTCGGCTTTATTAGCCCCTTCCACACCTTTTTGCACCGCATCCCCCGCCGTCTCTACGGGGGTTTTAGGAGTTTCTTGTGCTGGAGCTGCTTCAGTCTGAGCCTGCGCTTGCACCTGCGTGGAGGCTACGTCTTTAACCAGCGACGGGTCTGTCACGGCAACTGCGCCGGGGATGCGCCGATAGCCGACAACATCAGCTGCCGGAAAATTGGTGAACCCAACCCCTTGGGATTGATTGCCACCAAGAACACGGACGGACCCGTCAGGATTGATCCGGTCTACATAGCCAACATGCCCAAGATTACTGTTTGGCCCGCCGCGCTGGAACACAACAATATCGCCGTGTTGCGGCTCTGTTACCGGCTGCCCGTAATTGAGAAAACTACGCGCTTTTTGCGACCCTGTGCCGGGCAAACCGACCTGAGCCAAAGATGCGTTCATTGCTGCGGCGCACCATGCCAGCTCTTTGGGGTTCAAGCCGACGCCGCCATCTTGCAAATACTTTTTGATGTAGGCTTCGCCGGTCTTCATGTTCACCCCTGCCAAACGGGCAAGGTTGGCCATCGGATCGGGCGCACCACCCTGCGGTGCCGCCGCAGTTGGTGCGGGCGGCGGAGCAAGATTGGGGGTCGCGCTTGGCTGAACCGTAGCCACTTGCACTGGCGCAGGAGCTGGCGGTTTAGCCGTCATATACGCAGGCATGGTTGGCTGTATCGCTGCCTTTGGCAAAACAAGCGAGGAAGCCGGTGCGAGCGGAGATGGGTTGGTGGTAGGATCAAGCGGTGAGTCAACCATTATTCAGCCCTTCTATGCCCGCCCGGCGAATAGCCGCCAAGAAAACGCCCAACACCGGTGGGGGTAGCCGCGTAACCAGTCATAGCTAGAGCGCCAACAACCCCAATGACCCAATTACGAACAACTTGATGCATTTTTTTCAATTTTTTCTCTTGGTCAAGTTCTTCAGCAGCCTTGGTCATATCGTTGACAAATTGTTGCCGTTGCTCACGCGTAATCAGGTTTTTGGCAAACAGTTCGTTTGCGGCGGTCCGAATTTGCGTCGCCTGCTCTGCGGGGTCGGTGATAGGCGCTAGTTTATCAACAAGGGTTGCAGTCGCTTTTTCAATTTTTTCCGCAGCGGCTTCGGCTTTAGTGCCTTCCATGTTCTGCGTCCGCAACTTTTGCGATTCAATTGTTTTGGCATCAAGCGCATTTTTAGCGGCTTGAACGTCCAGCTGACCTTTCATGTATTGACCTTCGAGCGATTTGAAATAGCCCATCAAACCGGCTTCATCCAGCACTTCGGCGTTCTTGTTGTAGAATTGTTGGAACGTGTTTTTCTTAATGCCACCGGAAGACAACAGCTCTCCAAGAAAATACTTTTTGGCCATGTCGGTAAATTCTGGGTCGCCTTTGATCATGGCAGCAAGTTCTTTATCACCGGCGCGAGCCTGTTTAAGAACCGCACTTAAAATTTCCGCGCCCATTTTGGCGTTTTCACCGGTCAGCATTTCTTCGCTACCAAGCCCTTTGAAGCCGCCGGTGCGGAAAGGATCGAGATTGCGGGACTCCGCACGGAAGGTGTTAACCGCTTCCATATAGGGTGGATGCGCCTTACCTGCCTGCTTGTTCAGCATGTCCAGTATCTTCTGCAAGTGGAAAATCTGGGACTGAGACACAGCATTGACCCCCAACGCGCTCATTTCGCGCTGGGAAAGCATCTGGTTCCACTCTTTACGGGCCTCGTTTGCCGCTTCAACCGTAATTCCGCTTTCGGGTATGGGTTTTCCTCCGCCTTTGGTCAGTTGCTGGAACATTTCTTCTGCGGCTTCCCGCGAAGTCACGCCCGCCACTTCCCCTCCTTCTTGCACAAAGTTGGAGCGAATGTTTTTCAGCATGGTCAGCGTGGGCGACTTTGGCAAAAAACTTTCTTGCGCAATCAGTTTGTCGATGTAATCAACTATCGGCTGAACATCGACAACCTTTCCTTCCGGCGCACTTTTGAGCGCGGCGGTAAAGCCTGCGGCGTCTTCGCGGTTTTTTTCCAACACAGATTTGAAATCCGTCAATTTTTGTTTGACGTACTCACCAAACCCGACTTTGCTTTCGGTAGCTTGCTGTTTGAAACCGTCAATTATTTTTTGAGCTTCTTCAGACGCCAGCTTAACCTTTTCAATTTCTTTCTGTTTGGAATCGCGGAATTGTTGCGGTGTTAAACCGGCTTCTTTTGCCTGTCGCGCAGCTTCTTTTTCAGCTTTTGCTATTGTGCTGAACTCTTCAGTTTGCGAAATAATTTTGTCTTTGTTCTCAGCAATGTATTTTTCAATTTTTTCAATGGCTTTGTTGCGCTGCGAGAGCGTCATCTGCTCCCAACCAAGCGCACCAAATTCACCGAGCAATTGAAGTGAAGATGCGCCCGCCCCAATCGCGCCACCAAACAAAGTTCCGGTTTCCACACCATGTTTGATTTCTTCCCAACGAGCGGCTTGGCGTTTTTCAACAGTGTCCTCTGTGCGCGGGTCAATAGCCCCAGCTTCTGCCCCTATGATGCCGCCGGTCGCAGCGCCGGTTATAGCTCCGCCGGGGAGTTGTTGCACCGTGCGGGTTGCGCCTTGCTTCAGCATTTCAAGACTACGTTGGACCCCATCAAGTTGTTTTTCCGCCGCAGTCAATTCTGTGGCCGTTGTGCCAACAGCAGCTTCTGCTTCCGGCGCAGCTCCTTTGAAAAACTGATAGGCTTTACGCGCATAATCAGGAACAAGCGGGGATACATAGCGCTCAACATAGGGAGCCAATTTTGTGCCCACTTCGCCCGCAAGTTTTGAACCGGTCAGAGCTTCGCCGCCTAACATAAACACGCCGGTCTCGCCGATGCCGCGTCCTACTTGTTGCGCGGTAGGGTCGCCAAAGTCTTTCAATGTCTTTGCCCACTCGGTCCAGACATCGGGACTTTGTTCGCCCCTTCTTGCTCTATACGCGGCTGCGGCTTTACCGCGAGGGGTGGACGCGCCCGAATCGCTGATCGCTTGACCAATACCAACTGGCACTTGTGCAACGCCGGACAGAACGCCCTTTTGGACTTCTGTCTGCGCCTTCGTGACCTCGGGGTCTATGTCGCCGTAGACAGACCGAGACTTGGTGGGCTTTGACGCATAAGGATCAGCCGCCCCGTCTTTTGGTGCGTAAGGATCAGCTGCGTTGTCTTTGGGGGCGTATGGGTCAAGATTTGGTTTATCAACCATTACGGCGCTCCTAAAACTTCGTCCATTTTTGCTTTGCCAAAATGTTTTTCAAACGACTGACGATGGACAGGATTAGCTCTGTTTTTCTTAAACTCGTCAATTTGTTCTGGCGTAGGCGTTCTAAATTGTGTGTTTGGCGGCGGTGCAGCGGTGGTTGTGCCGGGAGCAGCCTGACCAACGCCCATTTGCCGAAGTGTTCTGGCTTGTTCAGCTTTTGCTTTTTCCCGAGCTTCAGCAATTTGTTCGTCACTCAACCCAAGATAAGGGCCATAAGCGGCCAAAACTTGTTCGGTAAAGTTTGAGTTAAACTCATCCTTAGCCGCCTGTCCTTTTTTATTGATGACTCCTCGTTCGTACAATTTTTGCATTGCCGAAAGACGCCCGCCCTGCAATGTCTGCAAGACGTTGACGTTATCTTTTAGGACGCTGATAGGTTGCGTGCCGTCCAACAGTTTTGCCATTTCATCACGGTCGGCGAGTGCGCCCGCAGAGTTCATGACCGACCGAACGATTTCGTCAGCCACGAGACGTTGCGCCGCGGCAATGCTGGTAATTTCTATCTGAGGGAAGCCCACTGCCGCAGAAATGCCTTTTCTGACGCGGTTGAACAGACCTATGTCGCCGGTTTCAAGCGCCTCAAGCAGGGTTTTGAACTCCGCCAAATGTTGCGCCGAAGTGTTCATAGACAGAATGTTCTTTGCGCCTTGTCCGTTTGAATCAACCCAATGTCGCTTGGCTATGTTGGCAGTATCGTAATCAGCGGGGTTGTATGTAGGGTTCAAAGCACGAATACGCTTCATGCGCGCTTCATACACCGCCAAAGCCGTAGGATTTCCAGAACGAGGTTCTTTAGGTGGCGCCTGCATGTAGTTGGCAATAGCAAGATCGCTGTCGCGTTGCGCTTCCGCTTCTTCGTCTTTAGGATTAAGTGTTTTGTGAAGCTGCACTTCTTTTGCGAGCATCTTATCGACTTCTTCCCTCGCTTTTTTATCGCCCGCAGCCGCACGCATATCGAGTTTTTCTTCGGGCGTGGCGTTTTTGTATAGGGCCGACTTGACCACTTCGTCCAATTTTTCATTTTGCTGAGCTTCATAGGCTTGCCTGCTCGCTATATACGCTTCGTATTGGCGTACGGCCTTTGGCGAGCCAGTTTGTGCGCCAGCAAACAATTTTTCTTCTGTTGTTTTGAGTGCAGCATACTCAGGAGACTGGATCAAACGGTTGTATTTTGTGTCAGCTTCAAGTTCCGCTGCTTTTGATTCAGTTTGCGCCGCTGTCTTCTGCATGGTCATCAAATGATACCAGCGGCCTTCCAGACCTTTTTCTTCTGAAATCTGTTTACCCACAAAATTGTTGTAGGCCGCGTCAATCGCTTTTAACTGAGCATCAATTTCTTTTTCGCGTGCGGTGCCGCGCATCGTCTTCAGTTTTTCTTCTGAGTCGATTTCGCGCATGATTTCTTTGTAGACATTAAGCTCACTGTTGAAAGTTTTAAGCATGTTTTCATTAGCGACTTTCCACTGCTTGTAGGCATCTTCTGCCTTAGCCTTGTCGCCTTCTTGAAAACCCTTCATGGCCGCCGTGGCCGCATCCAGCGCCGTCATTGCGCGGTTGCGCGTAAGACCAGAAGCGAGCATGGCAATGATCATTGCCCCAGAACCCCATTGCTGGGCGAGGCTTGTTTTTTCTGGCTCTTTATAAGGAATTTCTTTCGTCTTCGGCATAGGCAGCTTACCGCGCTTAAGCTCGGCAATTTCAGATGCCGTCAACACGCTTCGGGTGACGCCCTCTTGCTCTTTACGAAGTTTTTCGCGTTGCGCGTCGTCTTTTATCTGCCGCTCGATACGCTCCGCTTCGTCTTTCTGCTTTTTGTCTTCGTAGGCTTTATAAGCATCCGCGACGGTAAACTCCGGCGCGGCTGTTTTAGCGGGCGGCGGGGCTACAGAAGTGGCAACTGCGGGCGGAGCCACGTTTGCAGGAGGTGGGGCGAGCGGGCTTGTCGCAGGCGCGAGCGTAGGGGTTGGCCCGAGAGCCAGTTTAGAGGTCAGGCTGCCCGTAGGTGCGCCTTCGTCGCGGTCTTTAACGTCTGTTTGCGCGTCGGGCTTCTTTTCTGCCGGTTCAACCATGATTTATTACCCCACTGGACGTGCTGCGCCGTAAGCAAGCGCGTTGGTGAACCCCGAAACTGCTTGCGACATTCGCTGATCTTGCGCAAGCGAAGAGTTCATCAGGTTGTTGTAGATGCCTGCGGCCATCTGCTGCTCGCTGATCCCTGCCTGCAACAACTGAGTGGCAATGCTTGCGCCTTGCGAAACAATGGCCTCGTTGATGCGCTGAAGGTCTTGGGCTTCCATAGACGAACCGGAAGTGCCGCGATTTGCGTGCTGGGACCGAACCGAAGCAATCGCTGCTTCGTGCGCCGAGTTCAACTGCGCCTGCACGCCCGGAGGCAAATTGCCGCCCGCAAGATAGCTGGCAAGCTGTTGACCTTGCGCCTGCATAGCTTGTGCTTCTGCACTCAACTGTTTTTGGAATTTAGGCTGTTGCTGACCCATAAGCATGTTGCCGAGCAAACCTGCGCCCGACAACAACAAGCTGGGGTTTTTAGTAAGATAGTTCATGGCTTGAGTGCCAAACCCTTCGGCACCCGCATTGCCGATAGCTGTTGCCCCCGCGCCTTTGCCTGCCGCAATCTCTCCTGCGTTCAAACCCAACGAGCCTTCGCCCAAATTTGAACCCACCACCGCTGGGGGTACGGGTGCTGGAGCTGGTGCGGCGGGAACTGCTGGGGCGGTTACGCCGGGCTGTGTTGCCATTGAAGGCAAATTACCCCCAGCATTATATGCCGCCGGTGCTTGCTCAACCGCGGTTGAAGTGGTTGCGGGGGCGGACAATGAAGTGGTGGTTGGCGCAGTAGCTACTTGACCACCGCCACGCGCAGCAGCTTCCATTTCAGGCGTGATTGCGTCCGACATTGTGGTCGGAGAAGTAAGCCCTGCCAACTGTCCGGTAGGCGGAGGTGTAGCGCCTGCGGGGGTAACACCAAGCGACTCTGGAGTGACTTGCGCAACGGCTTGCGCGGGCTGCGCGACCGACTGACCAGCCGTAATTTCCGATGCGGTCAATCCTTGCGAACCTTCACCCAAAGCGGAGCCAACAGTGGATTGTGGGGCTAAACCGGCGGTTTCAGAAGTCAAACCGGTTGTGAGCGGACTTGTTCCCAAATATTCTTCGGGCAAAAGCCCGGCAGGAAGCGCGGAGCTTGCAGCACTGCCGACACCGGAAGTCACGCCAGCAACAGGTGCGCCAGAACCTGCGAGGCTTGCCGAAGGCGCAGCACTGCCTGCAAGCGCTTCGGTTGGCGCAAGTGCGCCAGTTGCACTAGGAACTCCCGCCCCAACACCAGCTTCAGCAACGGAAGACATGCCGGGAACAAGACCAGCAGCAACTTCTTCAGCGGTTGCAGCAAGAGGTGCGTAAGCCAAAGTGCCTGCGGCAGCTTCACCTACAGCAGAAGGAAGGGCAACATCAGCAAGCGTCATTGCTGAGAAGTCACCCAAAGCTCCCATAGCGGCAAAATCTGCCGCGCCTGCGATTGCTTCTGTTGCAACAGCCGCTTCCGCTGCTCCTGCTGCTGCTTCACCAACTCCAAACGCAACTGCTGCATCAATAGCCATTAGTTTAACCTTTTTTCATACCCACTTTCGACGATCTGGTATTTTGACCACTTCAAAACCAGACCAAGCGCCGGATGGGCTACCTTAACATTGACATGCGCAACATGCACGCCGCGTGATTGTAGGTCTTTTTCCCAGTAGTTAACAAGGTTTCTTCCGATTTTTCCGTCACGGCAATCAGGGTGAACCCAAATGATGTCGTTTAAGGCCCACTTATGATCTTTGTAGTGCATATGGTGCCGCATAAAAAAAACCGCGTAGCCAACCAATTTATTGGCATTTTGATCGTCACGGACGGTGTAAACGACCATATTTCCGGTTTTTTCCATAGCGTAATAGCTCTCCCAAATGGGAGCGAGAGGAATGTCCTGCCAAACGGCAATCTCTTTCCAATGCAGCGCGAGCAGTTCTTCAATTTCAGATCGAACGTCGTTGATAGTTTCTGTGCTAATGTTTAACATTTTATCCGCCTATCCCTAGCAGTTGTTCAGCGTTTTGATGTTCTTGATAGTGTAGATTAAGCCATGAGGCAATTTGTTCCGCGTTTTTGAAATCTACATCAAGTATATCAGACGATTGGGCTTTCAAGATTGAGTTCATTTCTGAGTGCAAACTTGAATTATTTTGTAAAAAAGTGCGCGGGTCTTCCCTATTCAAAGGGTCTACGATGTAATCGGTAAGATTTACACCGTATTTTTTTAAGATAGCCGCACGAATACGATCATGGCTGTCACGATGATCGAACGAAAATTGCAACCACTCTTCACTCGTTTTTGGCGGGTTAAGAAGGTTGGCAAGCATGGTTATTCACCAGTGCGGTTTGACCGACCTGCTGGGCGCGTGGCATCGGGAACTACCTGTGGCCGCTCAAAATCAGCAAAAAACTCTTTGTTCCAGCCAGTTCCTTCCCAATGAGCGGTGCCGTTGGGGGTCTGCGACGTAAAACCCAAAGGATTTTCGCCCTTTTGGATCAAATTTTCAAAGTGAAGTTTTTCTTGTTTTTGAAGGGTCTTTACCATGTGAAACTCCCGTTAATAAGACGCTACAACGTCCGCATACCCTATCACTAAATTGCCCAATGTGAAATCTGGACTTGTCGTTGTAAACCGCGCCCCCAACAAAACAAAGCCAATACCTTCAAGCGAAGTTCCCCAAAATCCGTAAAATGGGTTGGGCGATTGAAAATTGGGCTGTTGAAGCGATGTGACATAATTACCACTTTGCAGCATGGGATTGAAATTGTTTTGTTGCGCCAACCCCGAAATGGACAGAGAAATAGCCCCTGACACCCCAGCGTTTGTGCTTGAATTGTCAGTAGCTTGAACATACGCCGCAAGAGCTTGCTTCTGAAGAAACGCCGTCTGTGCGCCATAAAATTTGGTTTCTACGCGCTTCACCAACGTAGATGATGGCGTGGTAAACAGAGGGTATAGCCCCGTTCCGTCTGTGCCCCACGCTTGGTATTTGCTTGCAACTTTTTGCGTGCCGATAAAGGTCAGGTTTCCTGACTGACTTGCAACCGTCCAGTCTTTTTCGTTCCAAAGCAACATTACATTACGCGCAATTTTGGTGTCTGGATCAACCAAAGTCAGATAGTTGATGTAGTGTTTGACATCATAAATTGTCATGATGGCCGCAGAAGGTTCGATACCGCCTACGTCTGGATGTGCTGCCAGTTCAAAAAGTTGTTCGATTTTTCTGGAAATGTTGGCGAGTGAACCCCCATACAAACCAAAAATACCGAGATTGTTTGAAGTGATGATTGATTTGCCAAAATCTTGGATGGAATCACGGAAATCAAGACCGGCCTGCGGATCGACATTCTGATAGTTGAAAGTTGTTGTTGCAGGGCTACCTGATGTATTGACGTTTGATAGCACCGACACCGAGCCATTTCCAAAGAAATAGAGGTAGCCGGACGATTGGCGCACGTTGACATACTGCGTTTGCAAAAACGCATCAGTGTTAACTGAACTACCGCCACCATCGGAAGTTGCAAAATCCCAGATTGATCCGGGCGCACTGTAAAACCACAAGTTGCCGGGCGGGATTGTAGAAAAGGGTTGTGTGGCTGGATTAACAATCCAAACCCGTGACAAAAATGTTTCCATCGCCGAGCCGGAAATGCCGTAAGGCATAAGCTCAACAGTTGCGTAGGCTGAATTGTTCGCGCCCGCGCTAACCTCAACCGCTGGCACACTGGTATAATATTGACCGGTTGACGACACTACAACCGAGGCAATAGAGGTTGGTGTCAACACAACGACAGCGCCTGCGCCAGAACCTCCGCCACCGGAAAATGACACAGATATGTTGTCTGTGATTCCTAAACCTGCGTCAGTGATAGAGATTGACCCAACTTTATCTCCGTTCATATTGACAGTGGCTGTAGGTAACGTCGCCCCGCTCCCACCGCCTGTAAATGTAATTGTTGGTGCGGACGTATATTTACTGCCGCTTGCGGTCAAATTGACTGCCGCCACCGTTGTGCCGGTTAAAACCGCGAGACCGGTTGCGCCCGAACCCCCACCACCTTTAAAAGTGATGAGTGGAACAGAGGTAAAACCAGTGCCACCGTCTGTCACCGTTACGGAAGCCACACCTACGGGGGCAAGTGTTGCGCGAGCGGTAGCGCTCGAACCTGTGCCGGAAATTGTAGCTATTGGTGCGGAAGTATAACCAGAACCGGGGGATGTTATGTTGACCCCAATAACTTTTCCCGCACCTGTGATAACCGCTGTTGCGGATGCGCCGGTGCCGGGGCCAGAAAAAGCAATGGCTGGAGGCGAAGTGTAGCCTGTTCCGGCATTGGTGATGGTGATGCCGGTTACTACGCCCGCTAATACGGTGGCAGTTGCTGCTGCACCGCTCCCGCCACCGCCGCCAGAAAATGAAATAGTTGGTGCGGTTGTATAGCCAGAACCTCCGACAAGACTGGTGTAACTTGTAACACTGCCGGTACTAATAATGACGGTTCCTGCCGCGCCAGAACCACCGCCGCCACCGGTAAATGCAATGGTGGCGGATGTGTAGCCCGACCCTTGCGCTGTAATTGAAACGCCGCCGACAGAACCCGCTGAAAGTACTGCGGTCAAAATGGCCGATGTGTCAGAACCACCGCCAGAAAACGCAAGTTGCACAATGTCGCCCGGCTGGTAGCCAGTTCCGGGGTTGGTAATGTTGATTTCCGCAATACCGCCATTGTTGACAAACGTATCAAACGTCATACCGGAACCAGAACCACCGTAAGCGGTTACGGTTGGGGTGCTGGAATAAGAAAAACCGGCTGATGCAATGTTGACACTTTGAGGAGCCGCAGTGCCTGCACCGTAAAGCAGCGTTCCGTCCCATGCCCAATAGTCGTTTGAGGTGTTGCGGTTAGAGATCAGCAGGTAGATTGACCCCCACTGTTTGGCAAAGGGTTTGTAGCCGGTGCTTGCGCTGTAAAATGTTCCCGCTGGGCCAATTGTGGTTTGCGCCAACGTCTTCATGTTTAACTGAATGGCGGAGCCATCCGACAAAAATATTGCGCAATAGTATGACGTTCCAAGCGTATAAAATTCAAAATATACAATGGTCTTACCGGTGGGTGATGTGTAAACAGCGGTGCCTTTATCGCCAAGCGTGCGCAGATTGCCGTTACCCAGACGCACAAAATTTTCAATCCAATAAAACTCGTGGTCGTCTATCGCGTGCGGTGCGTCTTGCCAATTCATTCCTTTGAACGGAAACGGGCTGTAGACTTTGAAACCGGGCGGAAGCCCGAGAGCTTGTCCTGCTTTGGCTGAAATTTCTGGATTAATTGCCATTGGTCAGCCCCAAATAAGGTTTGAGTGTGTCGAGCAATTCTTTTTGTTCGCCCGTATATTGATCAACAGGCCATTGGTTGAACAAATACCCTCTAAACGCTGAAGGGTAGCCCACACGATCCAACCAATCTTGAGGAATAGTTTCGCCAGTTTCTTTTGCGCTGGGGTTTTCAAAAGCATATTCCGCACGCAACTCGGCCCACTGCTCAGGCGTAAGTGTTTTAACAAAATCATCGTACACTTTTTTTACTGTGGGGTCTTCGTTAACCATGTGGTGTGACACCATATCCCCCAAAATATCAAGGGGGGTTGTGTTTGGGTCATACACCGCAATTCCAATTTTACCCGCTGGCATCCCTTCAAAACGATCTGTTTCATCGGGAGACAAAAATTCAATTCCGCCGTGTACCGACGGGTCATAATCCGGCGGACGGTACGCGTATTGAACGTCAAAATTTTTCAAAATTGGATATTTTTCTTGCGCCACATTCCAAAGATTTTCGCCGCGTATACGGTCAAGCATTTCAGCTTGTGGGGGCGGTGCAACAGTTGATTCCGGTGTAACCACCGGTGCTGGTTCGGCAATAGGTGTTTGCACAGGCAATGCTGCAACAGGCGGCGTTGCAACAGGCGTTGTTACCGGCACCGTCGGCGCAAGCAAAGCAGATGGTTGCTCGGGCGCTAGGTAATCAACCATTGCTGCCACGCTCCTGTATCGAGTTGAAGGTCGCCATCAATGAATGAACATGATTGTTTGTTTCGGACACGCGCACTGATTGTTCGGGCGCACCAAGTTCAATTAGTTTTTCAAGCAGCAAGATCAAGGCGGCGCTTTTTACGACCGTGTTTTCTTGCCGAGCATCAATGCCGGAAAGTGTGACACGCGCAAGCGAAAGGATAGACGCAGTTTGATCGTGAACGCTCATACATCACCTTCTTATGGGTATGACGGATAATACGTTCTAGACTTGCCGCGATCAACCGCCACGCGGGCAATTCCCAAACTATCTGCAAACCGATCTTCCATTGCTTGCGCCTGCATGAAACGCCCAGAAGACTCAAACGCTACCGCAGCCGCGCCATACTTCAACGCTTCTTGAAAACCATCGGGAATTGCGTCAAACGTGGCGTCATCAACCAAGTCAAGTGGTTGGCAAGTTACGTCAAGTTCAATCTCATTGTACTGAGACGGAACAGGAAACATCCAGATTTCACCTTGCGGGCCGTCATTGAACACCGACCAAACTGCCGGATATGACATATTCAAAACGGCGTAAGCGCGGCAATACGCTTGAAACTCGTCCCAAGGCATCCAATCCAAATTTGGACGGGTTGTGCCACCCCAATTGACCGCGCAGGCAATGGTGTCGAGGACTTTATCCACACCCGCATATTGAGCCTTCAAGAAGTTGTTAAAAAACCCGATGTAGGGGTAACGCTCAACACCCGGAATTGTCATGCAAGAATTGGTTACTGCGCCATAAGCTGACGGAAACGGGCCATTTGGCGTGTAGTTAATTGGGTAGTTAGCGTTGTACTGTAAAACATTATAATCGTTGTTATAGTCGGTGTTAAAATCGCCGTTGTTGCCGGGTTGCCCGTTTTTTGTGTTAGAGCCGGGAAACGGATTTGGCAACGCGCCGGGCTGCGCCGCTGATGGGATAGCGCTATATGCGACAGCGGAAGCACCAAATGCCGACTGACCGGTAATCAAACGACGTACGCAACCTGTTCGTTTTGCCGCGTTGCGCCGCGATGTATTGATCCAACGGGTCAATTGGTTTTGCGATATGAACGAATAGTTCATATCATTCAGAAGTGCAGAGGTATCGTTAAGAAGCTGACTGAGTGACATGCCATATATCCAAAATTAAAGCCCGCGCCCGCGAGATCGCAAGCACGGGCTTTTGTTTTGTATCAGCCGCTCAGATTAGGTCTGAGTGATGTAGCTGGTGTCGGTCGTACCACCCAAAGTAAAGGTCACAACAGGGGCAGCCGTTACCACCGAAGCCGTTGCGATAACCACTGGAGTTGGTGACGAAGTGTAGATACCACCATCATAAACGACCTGCCCCGTAGCGGTAATACCACCACTAGAAATTGGTGCCTTGATGTCTGCGTTGCGGGTCTTAACCAAACCAGATTGAACATATGGGTTGGTGTAAGCAGCCGCCGTGGTTGGAAACGCGTCTTCTGCCGAAATACGCGCAATTGAGCCAGAAAGACCCGTACCGGCAGTGCCGGCAGCGTATGCCGTAATGGTCCAGCACATGATGCCGGTCGCTGCTGCGCTCGAACCGCCGCCGCCTGCGAAAGCCAGAGTGGGGAGCGAAGTCTGGCCGCCGAGACCGTGATCAACGCAGAGAACTGCGGTGACGGTGCCTGCACCGGTCAGAGTTGAAGTTGCTGCGGCGTTGTAACCGGTGGTGACATTGTTGACACCTTCGCGGGGGTCATTGACAAACACAACGGTCGGAGCCGAAGCGTAACCTGCGCCTTGGTTGGTCACAGTCACCGAACTCACAACACCTGAAGTCAGGGTGCAGTAGCCGGTTGCCTGCACACCGCCCGAAGGAGGCGCAGAGAACTGCACAATCGGGGGGTAAGAATAGTTGGTGCCGCCGTTGGTAACGGTAACAGTCGTGGAGACCGCACCGCCAACAATCGCACGCCAAATCGAATTACCTGCCGAAGCCGTAACCGTTGGGGCCGAAGTGTAGCCCGAACCAGCGTTGGTCAACAGAGCGCCGACGAGTGCGCCGGTCTGGTTGGCAAGACGATAGTTGACACCGTCCGAGTAGATGAAGTGATCAACAGCGTTGGAATCACCCGCACCGATAGCACGCCAAATGCCCGTAATAGGGTCATACTGTTGAATACTGGTGTAAAGACCAGTCTTAACCCAATACCAACCAGCGGGGTACAGCAGCTGCACCTGACCGGATTGAAGGGTCACTACGTTGGTGGTAACACCTTTAAGTGAGGGTGTTACACCTGAACCAGAAAAAAGAGCCATGAGTCCTCACTCCTTACAGTACTGCGGGCGATGTGCCCGGAACATTTGGCCATGCCGTGCCGGTAATACCCGTGATCTGGGCACCGGACGAAGGCTTGGCGCAGACAAGATCGGCGCAAGAGATCAGAACACCGATGTCAGAAATCTGACCGACGGGAATCTGGCTCTCAAAACCAGAGAAGGTCATTGGAGCGTATTCGGACATATACAGGCCCGTATAGCGCGAGTTGACCACGATGCAGGTGCCAAGTGGGCAGAAAGGATCAGGGAAGATCGGTGTATCAAGCACCCGAATTGCACGGAAACCTGCGTTCACCACATCGTCCTTGTCATAGATCGACTTAGGCCGCGTGGTGTACATTTCCAGCGACATAAAATCGGCCATGAGTTCGGCCCAGTTGGCGGGGTTCATAACGGCGTAGTCAGGTGCTTCACCACCTGCACCCGACTGGATGCGGGTGAGCAACTGCGCCATACCCGTGCGGGTCGTGGCGGCTGCGCCGGTATTAGTGATAAGCTGGCCGGACCAGAACGAACCGGGGGTACGGCTGATACCGCCGTAGGAAGGTACGTTTGTGCCGTCATCAAATGCCTGCGTCAGCGAATCCCAAACCTGCGAGTTTGCATAGTTGTTGGAATACAAAGCCTGAGCGTAAGCCTGCTTGATCACCACTGCCGCATCAGACATAACTGCGCGGAGCTTTGGAATAACAACTTCCGAAGACTGGATGATGGACTCCATCCCGAAGAAGCCGATTGGAACCATCCCGAGCTTCAGTGAGAACTGAGCGTTCTGGATAGCTGCCTGATCGGTTGGCATCGGGAAATCGCCAGCGAACGAACCCCAGTTGAAGGATACGAAAGACGAACCCTGCACTGGAACTGTAATCTGGCTGACACCGCCGCGTGCGGCTTTAGCGTTCGACATGAACAACGAAAGCAGCGGATGCGACTGGTAAATCTGCACATAGACAGAAGGAATAAAAGCGCGCCGAGTTAGAGCGGCGAGCTGAGCGCCAAGCTGACCGGATGGGGTAATACCACTCCCGGTCAGTGTTGCTGTAGGTGAAGAGGGATATGCCATTAGTTACGTCCTTTGATTAAGCCGCAAAACCGAGCGTGTCCCGAACGTAACGATCAGGATCGGCTACAAATTCGGAGAGCTGCGAGTCCATATAACCTTGTGGGTCACGGTGGAGTTGCACGAGTTCTTCATTGCGGTTCTTAGACCCAAAGAGATCAAGGTCTTGGGGTGCCCAAGTTGGACCCGCAACTTTAGCTGGCGGTGCTTTGCTGGCGACATATGCCGCAGCTGCTTCCGCATCCGAATAGTTACCTGTGGATTTCATCCGATCTACCATCTGATTGAAACCTTCTTCAGTCAGATTGTATTTGCGGCGTGCGTCCTCAAGCTGATCTTCGAGCTTCAGCCGTGCCTTTTCGTCTTCGTTGGAACGCTTTTCTTCTTCGCGTTCTTTAAGAAGAGCTTCGTACTTCTCTTCCATTGCACGCATTTTTATCAAATGTGGCTCAACGATAGGAGAAAGCACATCTTCCGTGGTTTTTACATCACTCCACTTGGCTTTTGCCGTGGCTTGAATTTTTTTACCAACTTCACCATCGTTCCACAGAGCATCAATCAACTCTCTGGCGCGAACCGAAGCAATTTGATCTGGGGTCATCTGGGTCATGGCTTACTTACGTCCTGCGGCGGCAGTTGAACCGTTTTTACCGGCGCCGTGCGAAGCATCGGTACCAACGTGATCGAGGCTGCGGATGCCGTTGGTATTGCCCGAAGGAATACCGGACTTGCGCGAGCCAATGCCCATCGTGTCAAAAGGCATATAGACCATGACGCTGTTATCTTCTTTTACGTCGTTGACGTAAGGGGTAGGAACTTTACCTTGTGCCATAATTCAGACTCCTAAGCGCCCATAGGGGGCATTGGTGGGGTTGGTGCGCCTGCACCGGGAGGACCGCCTGCTGGCGGAGCGCCGGGCATCATAGCAGCCATATTCGGTTGTGTCTTGGCTGCGCGTGCCATTTCCATCAATTGCTGAATAGCGCCCGATTGATCAGCGCCTGCGCCGCCTTCTTTTTCCAAATGCTTGCCGATGTCGGCAACCGCTTTCAGAACTGATTGATGGAGAGCCGAACCCATCGGTAATTGGGGGAGTGCTTTCTGTAAAGCCTCAAGACCCACTTTCAGCGAGGACAAACCTTGACGCTGAGAACCTTGCATTGGGGTAGGCATAGTTGCGGGACCGGCTCCACCCATCGGGGGAGGTCCACCTGCACCGGGCATTCCGCCGGGAGCGCCGCCGGGCATTGGCATGGGAGGTAAAGCCACGTTCTATTCCTTCAAAAAACTAAACCGGATTTTAGCGGCAGGTTTTACGTTTTGACTTACGCATGACATAGTTCCTTTGTTAAATTTGAAATGAAGGGTAGGGACCAATAAACCCCTACCCTTCAAAACCACAATTACTTGCGGCCCTTGCGGGACATTTTACGGCCACGCTTGTCGATAGCGGTTTCGATGTTAAACATAGTTAAACTCCTTAGTTGCTAGGGAAGTCAGAAGAGCTTACCATTCTGACATTGCAAAGTTACGCTGATTAGGAAACGAAAGTCAACACGCAAGTGTAAAAAGTCGTTTCTTTTCAAAACGATAGGATGGGATGACATGCTAATACCAAGCCGCGACATCGAAGGTTTCGCCCGAAACATCGCCGATGTTTGTATGTCTTCGCGCCAAGCGAGGCAAAATAGAGGAGCCTTTTATGAGTCCTACGCGACTGCTGGGTCGTCCGACGCATCCGCGCCCGCCATGTTTAATAAAACATACGCGGCGCTCGATGATCTCGAATCACTGCTGTTCTCCCCTGTGTCCTTGCGATTTGCCATCACCGACTCGGAAATCCCTAATGTGGTCAACCAAGCCAAGGGTAGGTCTGCCGCATCGAAGATCAGGAGTATCTGTCGGCAGATTGACGCGGACAGTTTGATTTCTCAAGCTGTCGGTATCAGTCTTCGTAAAGGTATTGGTATCATCAAAGCGGGTGCGGTTAACCGCGAGTTCAAGTGCGAGTTGGTCCAGCCGGAAAATTTTGGTGTGTTGCACGAAAATCACACCAAGCTCGATCCCGACATGGAAGCGTTTACGCACCGCATGTTGATCAACCCGACACAGTTCCGCAATCTTGTGAAAGGTCGCCCAGACGAGCGTGAGCTGCTTGACCGCGCAAAAGCCTACATGCGCAGCACAACAGGCGGCATGAAAGAAGCCTCCGCTTCGGCTATGAACATTGTCACCGGCGGCCTCTACCCATTCCAAGCTGCCGGTTCGTCGAACCCCAACCCCAGTCGCGGCCTTGTGGATTGGATGTCACAGCCACGCCCCAACATTGACCCAGCTGTTGAAGCCTCGATGCTGGAAATGGATGAAGTCTGGGTGTGGGATAGCAAGCGCGGCGACTGGGCCACGTTCCAAATCATCGGCGATGACATTCTGATTGCCGGTAAATATATGTCGATCAATGCGTTCTCCTATAACCCGGGCACACAGCAGACCGAACCTTGTTTGAAGGGCAACCACCCATTCAACACGTTCTGCGCGAACCCTGTGCCGGGCTATTTCTGGGGTGGCTCGGAAGTTTCCCGCCTCATTCTGCTACAAGAAGCAATCAACTCTCGCATCACGGGTATCAACCGGTTGCTGCGCAAGTCAGAAGACCCGCCCACAAAATTTGTCGGCTCGACCGGTGTAAACCAGACCGCGCTGTCGCGCTTCAACCGCCCGGGCGGCTACTGGACTGACCAAAACCCCAACGCAAAGATCGAACGCGACAACGTGCAAATTCCCGAAGCCCTATGGCACTCGTTGCATGAATATGAGCGCATGTTCGACGAGATGATGGGTTTGCCTCCTATCGCCAAAGGCCAAGGCGAAGCCGGTGTGCGTTCTGCGCAACACGCAGAAACATTGGTGCGTATGTTCTCACCGCGCTTCAAAGATCGCGCACTGCTTGTTGAACGTGATGTGGAAAAGTTTGGCGCATGTCTGCTTGATCTGGCACGCGCACACCTTGACCAGAACCTTATCGCGTGGGTTCCAAAAGAACAGGCGGGTCTTGAGGACACATCACTTCCGGGTGAAGACCAGTTCATCATTCCACCAGCCAAAGGCACGGTGCCGGTCACGTTTACTTTTGCCGACTTGCCGGAAGATGTGACGTTGATGATTGACTCTCATTCGTCGTCGCCCGCTTTCGCAATGGATGCAAAAGAGCTGGCGTTCAACTTGGTCAAGATTGGTGCGATGACTCCATCGCAGCTCGTCGATCATGTGGACGCGCCAGACCCGGACGAGCTACGCGCAAGCATTATGCGACGCGACGTGGCAAAAGCCGAAGCCGCCGCCCAAGAACAAGCAATCAAAATGCAAACTCACTCAGGCGGCGGAAAAAAGAAGTAATTTACTTCAGTTTTTCTTGGCCAATAATGCGCAGCGGGCTTTCCCCGCTGCGTGAAGCGGGAAGCACTTGGTTAGGCGCAACCGCCGAGTTTCTGAACGCCCCAGACATAGCACGACGACCCAACAATTCGGCCTGTTTCGGGCTAATTCCAGCCCTCTGCAAGCCCTTGTTGCCAAAGTAATTATCAGCCGCCGCTTGTTGTTGCGGAGGCAATTTTGGAGCTACAGACTCGCCGGGACGGATGCCGTCGCGCAAATCGGACATCTGGTAGTCTTCCATCACAATCTTTGCCGTCTCATCCACCGCCTGCACACGCACATTACCGCCCGTCTGGGCGGGAGCAGCCCCCGCTTCAATCATGCGCTTGAGATTTGCCATTTCTTTTTGCATTGCAACAAGCTGTTGCTTGGTCTGGCATGATTTGTTGGGGCACGCGGGGTCATTCTTTGGGATCGCTTTGTAAGTGCGGGTGTAGTTGTGGCCACACAGATCGCACTGATACCGGATTTTATATTTTGTCGGTTCTAAGAAAGTGTCGGACGGGATCACGGTGTGTCCTAACATGGTTGTGGTTAAGGTCATTTCAGTTTTCCATATCTTTGAACGCAACGGGGGTAATTTCAAGGCGCTGCCCCCCGGCATTGTGCCGTGCCCAGTAAGCATCTACCACCCACTTGCTGTTAGGCGCGTCATAGGAACGGGTCTTGCGCCACACTGCGGCATATGCGTTTTCGTAATTGTCTGTGACCCACACGCCCTGACCATCATAGGGATAATCATCTGACGGGGCCGGAATGTCGATCCACTTGCTTTCAACTTCAATGGCGTTTTTCATAACCCGTATTCCTCTCTCCAAGGTTCAATAGTCTCAGGTTCTTCCTGAGACTGTTCGTCCATCGTCCGAAGATAGTTGTAAACGATGCGGTTAACAGAAGTAACAATCGGCTTTTCGGTGCCACTCTCGATGCGCATGACGGCTTCATAGGTCTGACCCTGCGCCATCATTTCCTTGCGCGTCCAATCCCGCCACGCACGGACGGCAAAGGCCATCGCAAACACACGGTCATCTTTGCAGTTCTCGTCGCGTGACTCCGGCGCACCAATGTGGCCGTCCTCGACAACCACAAGTGCCATCTCTTGCAACAACGACCGCGATTTGATGTCGAGTTCGTTCGACACATAGGAACCGCGCAGCTGGTGCATCAACACAGACTGTGTTGACCATGTGGTTGCAAAGCCGATGACATAGCCGGCCCCCATCGAGTCAGGCCGCTTGTAAAGATACATGCGGGCATGTGCGCCTGCATCTTCCCAACCACGCGCTTGTGTTTTGCTGGCGTTTGCCTCGGTGTTTAACAACTGCCGCAGATGGTCAAACTCACCCAGCACAATTGCGCCGGGGCCACCGACTTCAGGATTGACCAAGCAATCCTTGTAAGCCGATGACAAATGGAACAGCACCCACGCAGCGTGCTTGGCTTCGACATCCGCCGTGCAGTATTCCGCAACTTGCACAACCTTGTCAGCAAAGCACCGCCACACCGAAATCACATGATGGTCTTTGTGGTCGTTACGCCCGTAAGCAGGGTCCATACCGATAACGTATTTAGCACCGTCAACTGGTTCTTCCCAAACCTTCAACTCGATGTCGTCCGCGCTATCAACGCCGGGTTTTAGCTCATACATTTTGAAATTGAAGAAGTCGCCATCGACCTCATAGCGATACGCCCGATACCGGATGCTTTCTTCTTCCAGCTTCTTCAAGTCCTGCGTAATGACGCGGGTCTGAAAGAACGAGTAACCAGTCTGAACAAAAGCCTGCTCGGCAGTCCACGGCTGGTTCTGGTCAAGCAACGCCGCTTCCGCACCAGCCGATTCCGTCTTCCACCTGATCCACGCCAACTGTTCAGCCGTGATTTTGTGGTGATAATTTTGTCGGACGTAATCAATGATCTCCTGCTCTTCAGAGTCAGGCGGATGCAAACCGTGTTGCAAGAAGCGCGGGTCTTTACGGGGGATCACATTGGTATCACCAGCCCACCAACCAACAAAAAATGCCCGTGCCGATAGCGGATCATTCAACCCGTCGATGTAGCGTGACCGCCAGTGGTTAAAACCTTTTGCCGTGCTTTCATAAATGAACAGCCGGTTTGGGTTGGTCTGTGCAAAACCTTCTTCCAAAGATTTCAGACCTTCCGCAGAGCCGTAAGACGCGACTTCGGTCAGATGGCCAAACGCATAGCCGACGCCTTCACCCCACGATGTGCCTTTGTCTTTCACGCCGGCCACAAGCAAATCCAAACGAGAGCCATTCGAGAACAACAGCATTTGCCGGTTGTTCTTTACAATCTTGAACGTGTCGCCGAAGTAGCCGTCTGGAAAAGACTCCACATATTTCTGCAACAATTGTCTATTGGCTTCGCGGTTCTTTTCCGTGTCCGTCACCAAGCAACCGATCAGATTTGGATGCAGTGCCAACCAGAACACATCAATGGCCAGAGACACCGTAGTCACGCCAAGCTGACGCGACTTCAAACAATAAAACTTGTGGATGCCGTTATCGAGACCCGTGCCGACCTCTTTGATAAAGCGGCGCTGCGACTCCCACATCTCCAAAGGTGTGCCGCGTTCATCCTGTGACACGGCTTCTTTTGAGGTGATGCGAATGTCGCTGACAAACGCATCAAACAGCTTCACCCATTTTGCCGATTTCAACGCCATTGCATAAATCCAGAGTTACCAAACGGGGTCATCGGTTCCACCATAACATCTTCAAGTGGTGTCCATTCAAAGTTATGGTCATCCAATATAGTTACGGCTTTTTGCAACCTCACATTGGTTTGCATGTTGACTTCTGCCTGACGAAACCGGTCTTTCGCTTGTGCCAGCAAGATGGGTCCAAAGCGATTGGTCTTGCCTTTTTTTGCTTTAAACTTCAGCGACAGACGTTCGAGCTTTGCGCCTTCAAGCTGGTGCTGTTTGATTGCATCCTTGGTTGCCTCGATCTGCGCTTCGATTGTCCGCACGGCATCGCCCAGCACATCAAAGTTTTCCAGCTTCAAACCCCGGCGGGCAATCTCTTGCATGACAGCATTGATTGCACCTGTCGCAATCGACAGTGCTTGGTTCAGCTCTTGGTCAAGGGACGAACCGCCAATTTCGCCGGTGCGGTCATACCGATCCCGCTTGTCGTCATCGGACAGGCACTCGTATGCGAGGGTCAGCTCCGTAAACTTTTCGGAACTACCCCCCGCATCGGGATGCTCTGACTTCGCCTTGCGGCGATAGGCTTTCTTGATGTCTGCTGCCGTTGCCTCTTTGCCAACGCCCAGCACATCATACAGTTCATCGGCCATTATTCAGTCCGTTGCGTTCACGCCAGCTGCCGAGCATCTGCTGGTCGCCTTCCGTCAGATCAAGATCGACGTAAGTCACCGGAGCTTCCTTCGCAGGAGCCTGTTGCGGAACGTCCATTTCGTTCACTGGAACCAGCTGCAAATTAAGTGCCAGATCAAACACCGCCGCAAAGTCCTGCACTGTCTCAATCGTAATGGCCCGTTCAGCCCACTCACCGATTACAGCTTCACACCGGAGAATTAGTTCTTGAATGTTTGTCATTTGCAGCCTCCTGATCCAAACCCTTAGCAATCAAATCCCGTGCCGCCTGAGTGTAGGAAACCTTGATGGTATATGCGTAACGCTTCAAGCGTTCCAAAAACTCAGGTGACACCGGGACTGTCACCTTTTCTTTTTTTGCATCCGGTTTTTTCAAATACACTCTAGGCATATTCTATTTCTTTTTCTTCTTTGAAGGATGGGCAAAAGCACCCAAGTTTGAAAGCCGGTTGTAATTCGGTTTCGCCATTGGTGTTGAAGGAACAACAGACTTCATTGTGTTCGGTGCTGCCGCCATTGGTGTCTTGGGTGCTTTGGCCATTTGCTTAACCCTTTTTCTTCGCGTCTTTCATGGCCTTTGCTTCCTGCAAGGCTTTGAGACCAGCCATCTTCGAGGGCTTGGTTTCCTTGGAGGCAGCTTTCATTTTATCGGTAACGGCTTTCTTCTTAAGCATCGTTCTCTCCTGAGTTGCGACGGCGACGACGGGGTTCCGGCGACGGTTCGTCAGAGAATAGACTTTGCGGTGCGGCAAGAGGCGCGTCCACAACGGCAGTTTCCTCCACAACGGGTTCGGGCGCAACAGGTTCCGGTGCCGCTTTTGGGTTGCGATGCTTTTCCAAAGTCTTCAACATCACTGCACCAACCACACCAACGGCGGCGCGGTAAGCCGAGATAGAATCTTTTGTGCGGTGCTGGATCGGGATGTCCCAAGCCTTCATGGCGGCGGCATCGTGCAAATCTTTTGCAAGCTGCTCGATGTAGGTTTCAAAATCTTTAGCCATAGTTCCTCCTAATTTCATACCATCGTATCAGATGCTAGTTAACAGGTAAAGCACCGCCCACGGGGAACAGCGTCGATACAGCATCCACAATGATATGGATACGATCCGTGGCACCGCCATTGTCCGCAGTGTGCATTTGTTTGTGGTCAAACCACCATGCAGTCGCCGCAGGCCAATGCGTGCTTTCACCGCCTGTGGTGTTTGTGCAGTCGGGGTTTGTTGTCAGCACAATGTGAAACCGGCTGTAGTGATCCGCATATTTTCCCTCATCGCTATGCGCCTTCACATGCCCGCCGGGCTTCAATTTAACAATCAGGATGCGACCAAGTTCTTGCATGTCGACCACGGCGCTTACGGCGTTGATGAGCGGCGCAAGCTCGTCCCGTAACTTCATGCTGGCAGGATAGTTATAACTCCCAAGGTCGTTGAAATACTTTTCGGGGGTGAACGCTTCTGGCCCGCGAATGAAGATGCACTCGGTGTCCTTGTGGGCGGAGCCGGGATAATCCTGCCTGATTGTAATGTCGTTCCACAGTTCGGGAAGAGCTTCCAGTTTGTCGATTATAGGCTGGACGGCCAGTCCTGTTAACAAATTGGCGGTGTGTTTCATGGGGTCACTCCAGTGTTACGGGACAGGTTGTCCCACGTTTTAACGGTTGAAGCAACCAAAAAGGACAAGCTGTCCTAAGTTAAAATCATTTTTTGGGGGGCGGGCGAAGTGAGGCGCAGAGGATTTTTTTTCCAAGTCCCAAAAATTTTTGAAAAAATTGAAAAATCTCTTGATTTTTCAATGGGTTAGGCGCGGCAGCGGGCGCGGGCAGGCAGGGCGGGCGCAGCGGCAGGATCGGGCGCAGGGCGGGCGAAAATCGGCAGCGACAGCGGGCGCAGCGGGCAGGATCGGAAAATAAAAATCAGCGGCAGCGGGCGGCAGATCGGCAGCGGCAGCTGCGGCAGGATCGGGCGCAGCGGGCGGCAGCTGCGGGCGATCAGGGCGCAGATCGGCAGCGGGCGGCAGCGGCAGCTGGCGGCAGGCAGCGGCAGCTGCGCCCTGATCGGCAGCTGCGGCAGGATCGGCAGGATCGGCAGCTGCGGCAGGATCGGCAGCTGCGGCAGGATCGGCAGCGGCAGGATCGGCAGCGGGCGGCAGCGATCCTGCGGGCGGGCGATCAGGCGATCAGGCGATCAGGCGATCAGGTGCAACGGTCTAAAAAATTTTTGTGAAAAATTTTTTAGACACAAGCAGCGACCCGCGCAGGCAGCGGGCGCAGGCAGATCAGTCTGACCAGCTGCTGCTGCCGCTGTCGCTGCGCGGCATTGTACCCGCAGGCGATCTGTTGCGCTGTCTGACAGGGCGCAGCGGGTGCAGGGCGGCAGGATCGGCAGCGGCAGGCAGATCAGTCACCCGCTGCGCTGCCCGCTGTGCCTGCTGTGTCGCATTGCCGCGCTGCCCTACAATTAACAGGGTGCTTTGCTTAGTTTTATAATTTTTTAGGTGCTGTTCGATCTGCGGGCGCAGATCGCCAAAAATCTGCAAAATCTGCGCTTTATGCCCTGACATAGTAGGACGGTGCGCCCGCATGATTGCTGACAATTCATCGTTATTTTTGGGTATCGGTTTACAGTCTGTTAACCAGAAATGGATGATCAGGCGGCATAACATGCCGAAACCAGCGGCAGGCAGGGCGAGCGCGGCAGGGTGATCAGCCAATAAATGCAACGGAAAAGCGGGGATTTTGCGTCTGGTCATAGGGCAAAAATGCAAAATCGGCAGCGTATGACGCAACTTGCAAAATCAGTTTTTAAGACATACTGTCAACTTGTGGCGCAAAATCGCGCCCGCAACCATGCAGAAACATAAGGAAATCAGGACATGTTTTTCGTAATTAACACAGTAACAGGTGCAGACATTTTGACAGAAACAGGTGATCTGCTGCTGATCAAATCGGGCGATCTGGCTGCAATACACGCAGCGACCCTGACAGCAGAAACAGGGCAAAAACATCAGGTGCGCAGGCATATCGGCAGCGAAGACTGGCGGCAGCGCGAGACAGCGCGATACGCAACAGATCACTATGTCGCGCCCTGCTGGCTGTCTATTGATCTGGTTATTGCAGACCATTTTGTCCATCTCGCAGAAAATCCCGAATTGATCGCATACACCCAAAATTCAGATAAAGGCGCGGCAGACATACAGACCCCGATCAAGGTGGGTGCTTATTTAGTGAAATATTTCCCCGATATGTCGCAGGATAGGGTGCAGCAGATAGTCCTGCGCCACAGCAACACCTACAGTCCAGCGGTGCTGAAAATCGCAACCAGCACAGATGAAATTGTGCGGGTATTTACCAGCGGCCCGCGCACCTGCATGTCAAAATCGGCAGATTATTATGAAAGCCATATTCACCCTGCCGCTGTGTATGGTGACAGCGATCTGGCAGCAGCCTATCTGACTGATGAATTTGACAGGGTATCAGCCCGCGCCCTGATCTGGCCTGCTAGGCTGCGCATGGGGCGGGTATATGGAGATGCAAGCCGTTTAGTTAACGCCCTGCGGTCTGCTGGTTATACAGACACAAGCGATTTTTGGGGCGCAAAGGTGCGCAAGATAGAGTGCCAAAACACAGGGCAACTGGTCCTGCCTTATATGGATTATTGGCAGACCTTATCGCGCTTTGATGATAATTTTCTGCTGATCGACAGGCATGGTGAAATCACAGCAGACCAGACAAACGGTCTGGAAAATTACGACCGTTATTGCTGCGACCGTTGCGAGGATGCAGCAAACGAGCATGATCTGGAAACCGTATACACAGATCGAAATTATACAGCTGTATGGTGCTGCCGCTGTGTAAGAAACCATGCCTTCACCTGCGCAGGCGATAGTGAAACCGTATCAAGCGACTACGCTGTGGAAATTGAGGGATCGCTCTATAGTCAATGGTATACAGATGACCATGCAAATCATTGTGATTTTAATGACGAGTACACGTTCGAAAATACTGTCGAGGTGCAGACCCTGCGCGGTTTTCACAGCCTGTTCGTACAATCTGAAAACTGGTCTGCTGCTGTTATTGATGATGAAACATTTGTTTGCAGGATCACAGGCGAGCGATTTGCAAACATGCTGAAAGCACAGGACAGCTGGTCTGACGAGCCACGCGCCCTGCATATTTTCCCGACAGATATGCCGTCTGATTTCGAGCCTGACGGTGTGCAGCCGCGCTATTTCAACATCCATCAGGATCAGCGCGATTTTGGCCTGTTCGCCCGCGCTGCCGCATAACACCCACAACACAACACAGGAAAAACGGTTATGAATTTTTTTAAGAAACACCACAAAACAACACCCGCAAAAAACAGCAAACAGACCAACCAGTCCCGTCTGTTCGCCCCAAAATCGCCCGCGCTGCGTCTGGCAACCATGCTGCAATGGAAGCGGCCCGCAGGGTCACAATACGTTCAATGGTTTATTGATGATTTCTTGTCTGATTTTGGCGGGTGGCAAGATCAGGCGGGCAACTATTTTGTGCGGATCGGCACAGGATCGCGGGTGCTGTGGTCAAGCCATACCGACACAGTACACAGCACAGCAGGGCATCAGAAAATTTCAATATCGGGTGATCTGTTGAAAGTGTCGAAAACAGAAACCAGCAGCTGCCTAGGTGCTGATTGCACCACAGGTGTTTGGCTTATGTCTGAAATGATCGCAGCGGGTGTTGCTGGTCTTTATTGTTTCTTTGCTGATGAGGAAATCGGCGGGCAAGGCAGCAGCGATTTTGCGAAACATGCGGGCGATCAGTTGGCGGGTATTGATTACGCCATTGCATTTGATCGTAAGGGCAAGACCAGCGTTATCACGCATCAGGGCGGGCAGCGGTGCTGTTCTGATCTGTTTGCTGACAGTCTGGCTGCGCTGCTGCCCGCAGGGTATCAGACAGACACAGGCGGCACCTTCACAGATACAGCAAATCTGACCGATCTTGTTGGTGAGTGTACGAATATTTCTGTCGGGTATGAAGGGGCACACACAGCAGGCGAGACGCAATCGATCAGCCATGCCCTCGCCCTGCGTGACAGCCTGCTGCGCTTTGATGAAACAAAACTAGTCAAGCACAGGCAGGCGGGCGATCCTGATCCTGACTGGTATTTTTCTGGCGGGTATTACAGCGCGGCAGCTGCGCCCGCATGGCGCGGCAGCTGGTACGATGATTTTGATCAGGATGATCTTGAGGCATTTGTGCAAATGCACCCCGATCTGGTCGCGCAATTTTTGCTTGATCAAGGTTTTGATCTGACCGATCTGCAAAACACTGTTGAAAATCGCCCGCGCTATTTGATGAAAGGGGCATAATCATGTCTGACAATGTTCTGGCTGCTGTGATCATTTTCGGCCCCATGCTGGTTTATTGCGCCCTGCTAGGTGCTGCCCTGCACTGGTATCAGCACAGGGATCAGGACTGAGGGCAACCAGCCTAGTTTTCTGGCCCTGCTGCTGGCCTGTTTTGGTTGGCTGCTGCTGTGTAGTTTTCTGATCCTGTCGCTGATCCTGTCGCTCGCATTTATCAAGCACAGGATCGGCTAAACACCCAAACACCCGCGCCCTCACAGGCGCGGGTGTTTTTCGTTTTGGCGATCCTGCGCCCGCTGCCGATCTGTCTGCCCCGCGCCCGCGCTGCCGATCAGCTGGCGGGCGGTCCTGCGCCCGCTGCCGATCTGTCTGCCCTGCGCCCGCGCTGCCCTGCTGGCGGGCGATCCTGCGCCCGCTGCCGATCTGCCTGCCCTGCGCCCGCGCTGCCCTGCTGGCGGGCGATCCTGCGCCCGCTGCCGATCTGTCTGCCCCGCGCCCGCGCTGCCGATCAGCTGGCGGGCGGTCCTGCGCCCGCTGCCGATCTGTCTGCCCTGCGCCCG